CTTGTTCCAACCACTTGTTGATGTTTTGAAATCGTAGATATGAATCATACCTGTCTTTTTATTCTTCATCACAAGGTCAAGGAATCCAACAAGACGAACTGTTGGGTGTGATTCAACGGGAACAATATTGATTGGCGATTCGATTCCAACAAGTTCCCATTCATTCTTTGTGAAGAACTCATCTCTCTTTGATTTGAACCAACGGATAATTTCAATACCATCTATAAGGTATTCTTGCATTTCATCCTTATCAGAGAAATGTTCACCACCATTTTCTTCTAATGACTTCTTATAAACTTCTTGCATCTTTTCTTTGAGAAGAGTTTCAAGTGGAAGTTCGTTTGCCTCTTGAACGGTTGCACGATACATAATCTCGATATACATTTGGAGAACTTCGTGCATAGCAGTTCCAAACACAAGTGCAAGAGAAGGTGAACCAACATCAACCTTGTCAATGTAATTCAACTTCCAACGGTGTGGGCATCCCTTCCACATTTGGTATTGTGAAAAGGAAATTTTTCCAGCAGCCATTACTTACCCCACTTCCCGTTTTGAACGAGTTGTGCAATAATACCGTATACTGAAATATCCTTGAATGTATCGTCGAGTGATTCACCGACTGCATCCACTGACCCAAACATAATCATTTGCTTGTAACGATTGATTTTATCATTGAGACGAAAGAACAAACCTTGAAGTGATAATTTTCTATCATTCTCCCGCTCAAGAGTTGTGCCTAACGAAATATTGTCAGGACCATAATTCGATTGCTTACGGCAAAACAATTCATACTGTTCACGTTGAATACGTTTGAATTCTTCTGTCATTGCTGGGTACTTTTCTTCCATCTGTGCAACTATATCATTCGGGTCTTTCTTATTACCCAAGTCAATTTCTTTTATCGCCATTTTAGTTGTCCTCATTTTATTGTTTTCATTTGTTTCTTGAATTTCTCAATGTCTTCTTTCTTTGTTCCATACGATTCCAAGATAGAGACCAACTCATTTGGATTGATACGAACTAGGTCTATAATATACTCATAAATCAGTTTCTTTCCAACTTGGAAATGTTGGCGGAATATCTCTACAAACTCTTGGTCAATCTCGATCTTTGTTTTCTTCTTTGTGTATTTCAAAAAGAAAGATGTCTTTGGTAGAGCATCAAAGAGAAGATTGTAATAATCTTTTGATGTGAGGATTCCGTTGGAGTACTTTTGAAACTCATTGATTGCTTCTACCAATTCCATCTCCATAGAAAACCAACGTGAAACAATAAAATTGTTCCACGTCTTTTGGTCTTCGGCTGAAAGAGTGTCCCATTTCTTTTTGTCTTTGGTCACTCCCTTAATATGGTCAAATAAGTTCCGAGCCATTACCTGGTACCTTTGGTAGAAGTTCTTTTGGAATAGTTCCACACTCAATACACGCAAATGTTTCAATAGGAATCAAAGACTCTCTACCATTTGGTGAAACAAGTGCAGACAATTTCTTGAACATAAAAACAGTATTGAAGAAATGACTACCACAATTTGGACAAGTTAAATCTTGTGCTTCATTTAGATTTACATTAACTTTTTGTTGAGGTGGTTGTCCACCACCAATATCAAATACATTGCTCATATTACTTCCTTTGGTCAATTTCCATAATAAGTTGAATAAACATAGACATAGCATTTATTTCGTGGTCAACTACCATTGCATCCTTATATTGTGATTCCGCGATGATTACGATTACTGTGGATACAAATCCGTTAGCATATTGTTCTACATTATCATAAAGATAACGGAACAGAGGATTGTAATCACGGATGTTGTTGTCAGCAAGAATCTGACGAATCTCCGTGAACTTTTCTTTCTTGTTCTTACCCGACTTCAAAATATCAACGATGGTAGAATAGAAGTTATTCTGAACAAGTGTTGACTTATCAAGTTGAAGTTTACCGTCGAGAATACAACGTTGCATTGTATTCAGAACACGGCGAATATCAGGATAAGTAAGATTGATAATTTGTGCAACGTCTTCCTTCGAGAACTCCACTCCTTCGCCTTCAAGGATTCCAATCGTATGGATGGCAACATCTTTCTTTGACGGTGGAACAATGTTGAAGATTTGACAACGAGATTGAATCGGGTCAATAATCTTATCAACATAGTTGCACGTCAAGATGAAACGCGTGGTCTTACTAAACGTCTCCATAATATTACGGAGAGCCGCCTGAGCGTTCGGTGTGAGATAATCAGACTCATCGAGAATGATAATCTTCAAACCACCGAAACCGATTGACGATGCGAACTGCTTGATTTTGTCTCGGACAGTATCAATGGAGTTCTCGTCGGAAGCATTGATGTAAATGTAATTATCTTTTGCGATTGTGTTGGCTACAATCTTGGCAAGTGTTGTCTTACCACTACCGGCATCACCATAAAGAAGAAGGTGTGGGACATCGCCTGATTGTAGGTATCGTTTGAATGTTTCCTTGATTGTTTCATTACCGATATAGGTATCAAGAGATTGAGGACGATACTTCTCTACATAGAGAGTGTGTTGTGTATTGAACATTGTGAAACCTTGTTGTTTTGAATGAGATACAATATACGAAATTTTTGGGACATTTCCAAACGGAAAATAAGGTTCAAAATTTGAAGTATTCGTTCACAATTGAAGTGGAAATCTTCTCATTTTCAATTGACTTCACCACGGGTTTCAATCTTTCTTTTGCAATTTCAATATACTCTGGATTTATTTCACAACCGATATATTGACGATTGTTTTCTAATGCAACCAATCCAGTTGTACCGGCACCAAAAAATGGATCAAGTATGATTCCTTCTTCGGGTGAACCGGCTAAAATACATGGTTCTATAAGTGCAGGTGGATATGTTGCAAAGTGTGCACCTTTGAATGGTTTAGTTGGAACCGTCCACACAGACCTCTTATTTCGTGTTTCATAGTGATTTGTAGTTAGTCCACTCATTCTTGTTTTACCGGGTGTATTATTCAGTTTTGTCACATCTCTATTACGAGAAGATGTATCAGTTGAAGTTGCCGGCTCTTTTATTGATTCGTTATCAAAGTAATACGTCTTTGATTTTGAAAACAAGAAAATATACTCGTGAGACTTTGTACATCTATCCGTAACTGACTCCGGCATTACAGATGGTTTATTCCATATAATATCTTGACGAAGATACCAACCATCTTGACGAAGCGCAAAAGCAACCATCCACGGAATTCCAACAAGATCTTTTGATTTTAGGTCTCCAACTTTTTTCTTGAAAGACATTGCACTTTCTGCTTTACTTCTATCTGGATCTGGATTGGATTGAAACCCACCGACTTTATTCCTGTCACCTTGATTGGAAACATAAGTATCGCCCAAATTCAACCAAAGAGTTCCGTCATCCCGAAGAACACGGCGAACTTCGCGGAATACTTCCACTAAATTTTGCACGTATTCTTCGGGAGTGGATTCAAGACCAAGCTGATCATTGTGACCATAATCACGAAGACCCCAATAAGGTGGAGATGTTATACATACATGAACAGAATTATCTGGTAAAGTTGAAAGAGTTTCTAAACAATTACCTTCTAATATCACATTTGTATTCATATCAATAGTTATCCCCACAGTATTCTTCTATTGCTAACTTTGCCTTTTCTTCACTTATGTAAATACCAAGTAAAAGAAATTGACGATCTGATTCATTCCAACCTCTGGCAGACCAATGGTCATCAAATCTGTTGTGAACTAATTCACCACAAACTTTTCCTTCGGGACTTACATAATACTCTGTGCGATGTAGGTAATCACCCTTCTTCCAATAGAACTCTTCCATATTAGTTGTTCTCCAACTTTACGAGGAAGTACCGCGTTTCAAATCCATCAATCTCAAAGTCAACCTTTGCAAGTCCTTCCGATGAAACGTGCATCGTTCCACCATTCAAATCCTTGTTAGCGGCAAGAACTTCACGGAAATACTTTGCGGAAAATGAGATTGGGTCAATATCTTCTTGAACATCACACTCAATGTCAAGTGAGATTCTGTTAGAGTTCGTGTTAGAATAACCAATAACAATTTGATACTTACCCAACTTTGGATTCTTCATAACCGTGAAGTGTTCAATTTCAGGAAGTGCTGACTTTGCCTTGATGAACTTGTCAATGAATTCCTTTGTAATCTTGATTGACATTTGAAACGGTGGGAGTTGCTTCAACTCTGGTGTTGGTGGGATGACTGCCATATCGGCCAACATATAATTCACGGTTGTTGAGTTGTCATCAATCGTGAGAGCAAATGCCTTTTCTTGTGCAGAGTTCACATTGAAGTTTACATCTGTTCCAAGAACTGAAAGCAACTTTACAAGAAGGTCTGTGTTGTAAACACCAAAGTTAGATGGTTGTCCACTAAACGTATTCATCTTTACTTCACCAACCACCGACTTATCGTCGGAAATAAACCTAGTTG